CAAAAGACAGTAAAACTTGGGCGGAGAGTTTAAAACTTGCAGACGAAATACTGGACGGTCAGTATTTTGATTTGACAGAAGGTGCAATGTGGTATCATGCGTATTATATACAACCATATTGGAGTCAACATTTAAACGAGACAGTACAAATATCCGCACATATATTCTATAGGTAAAATCTATGTATAAATGGTGGACGGTTTTAATAACCATCGCTCTTCTAGCAGGTCTTCGTATATCAGACCCGTTTCTCATGGAGTCAATCCGACTCAACTATTTTGACTTTTTACAAACTCAAAAGGAACCTATACAGGTTGACGATATTGTATTAGTTGACATAGACGAAAAGACATTAGAAAAATACGGACAGTTCCCATTCCCTAGAGGCGTATGGGCAGACATGATAAATCAAACGTCCGAAACAAATCCTTCCGTCCTTACTGCTACATTTGCACAACCTGATAGATTCGGGGAAGACGAAGAACTTAGACAAGCATTAGGAAACAGACTTTCCCTTCTTTCTGCCTCACCAACTAATCAAAAAGATACTGGAAGTGCACCATATATTGGTATTGCAAAGTTAGGTAAAGGTGACCCTGCAAACTGGTTATACAGTTATGAGGGTATCTCTAGTCCCATACAACCCCTACAGGAGGCGGTTTACGGTGTAGGTACTGTAAGTGCTTCACCTTCTATAGACGGAACTGTACGTGCAGTTCCACTCGCTGTCATGGCGAATGGACAGATATATCCTTCTCTCGCACTAGAAACATTGAGAGTTATGAATGGTCAACAGTCCTACAATATAAAGATTACGCCTGAGGTTGGTGTAGAATGGGTTAGGATAGGTAGACTACCACCATTAACAGTACAACCTAATGCAGACTTTAATATTGCATTTTGGAATCAGTTTGAACGTGTCAGTGCAGTGGACAAAATCCCTGCAGATAAAATCCTTATATGGGGTTTGACTGCTTCAGGTCTGAGTAATCCAGTTTCAACCCCAATGGGTGCAATGTATCCCCATGAAGTACAAGCGAATTTAATTCAGACCGTCTTGACAGGATTCCAAATACAACGATTCTACTATCTTGAATTTCTTGAAATTTTTCTTGTTCTGTTTTCGTCTCTAGTAATACTGGCAATGGTCTACAGACTTCCCACAGTTCTTTCGGGGATAGGGAGTCTAAGTGTCGTTGGATTGCAGGCGTATACGGGGTATTACGTTTGGATTGAGAACTTGATTTTGCTCGATGTCTTTTACTCATCAGTTGCCTCATTGTTAGTTTTTGGTCACGCATCTTTCAACAAATACTTCACTACGTATCAATTGAAAGAACAAATAAAGAAACAGTTCCAAAAATATTTATCACCTGACATGGTTGAAGAACTACAGAAAAATCCTGAACTATTGAAATTAGGTGGAGATAGAAAGGAACTTTCCTTCCTTTTTGCCGACATTGTTGGCTTCACTCCCATAAGCGAAAAGTATATGAAAGAAGATGACCCCGAAGGATTGGTTGAACTTATCAACAAATTCCTAGACGCAATGTCAAAAGTCGTTCTTGCACATGGCGGAACCATCGACAAATATATGGGCGATTGTTTGATGGCATTTTGGAATGCCCCTTTGGATTGTCCAAACCACGCTGAAATGGCGGTTAGAAGTGCTATGGAAATTGAACTGCTTACTGAACAAATGAACAAGGAACTCAAAGAACAGGGATATGATTTACCACCCGTTGTAATTGGCACAGGAATAAATACTGGCCCATGCATCGTAGGAAACATGGGAAGTGAGGCAAGATTCGATTATTCAGTTGTCGGTGATGCAGTTAATCTAGGTGCACGTCTTGAAGTTCAAACAAGAACATTTGATACACCTATTATCCTTTCACAATACACACTTGACCAATTGCCTGACGATATCAAAGTAAAAGAACTTGATAAAATAACTGTAAAAGGTAAAGAAGAACCTGTTACCATTTACGCACCATACTTTAAACGCACAATTAGAAAACTAAAGAAATGACATTCAAAGAAGTCCAAGACAAATTATATCAAAAAGAAATGACAGTAGAATATCAATCATTAACTTCAAACAAAATACACACCCTTGCCTGCACTGTAGAAAAAAAGTTTCAGACTATGGGAGATAAGATTGTAGTTATGGGCATACACGAACCTACATATCATGATATTGAAATAAATACAATTATTTCAATAAAACCCCTTGAAAAATTATAATTCAGCATTATATAATGTATAAATACTTTTGCAATGCCCATTAGGGGTTGCATAATATAAACTTGCTTAATAAAGGAGAAAACTATGACTATCTATGACGATGTCTTCGGGAAATCATTCCCATTCGCAATCGGGTTCGACAGAACTCTTCAACTATTAAATCGTGCAGAAAACATGCATGATTCAACAAACTACCCGCCATACAACATTATAAAAAATGACGATGAGGACTTTTCAGTTCAACTTGCAGTTGCTGGTTTTGACAAGACGGAAATCTCTGTTACTAAAGAGAAGAACCAACTTATCATTGAGGGTAAAAAGGAAGCAGACGAGGAAATAGAGTATGTCCATAAAGGACTTGCTACTCGTTCATTCAAAAGAAGTTTCACTTTAGCAGACGATATTGTAATTGATTCTGCTTGGTGTGATAACGGTATTTTGAGTGTTCAGTTGATTAGGGAAATACCCGAAGAAGACAAACCTCAAGAAATCAAAATTTCTTAAAAACCCACTATACAGACATACGCTTGTTTAGTATAATAGGTGTATGTCTGTAATTCTATCTAAAGAAGATTCTCTTTACGCCTCGCAAATCTATATAGATTTCTATAATGGGTTTGACCGTATTGACGATTATCTACGTAAAATCAAATTAGAACGTGTTGCTAATCTACCAACGTCATTGCCTGGCATGGGGCCAGAAGATGATATGTTTAGTGACTTCACAATGCACCCTCATGACATGGAATTTGAATGTAGAGTCTTATCAAATGACCTATATGATAACTACCTAGAAATCACCACGTCTCATGCTTTAGAGAAGTCAATTCCTGGCAAGACATTGAAGTGGGTTGTGTATGAAAAAAACACAAACAAGATTATGGGTTTTATTAGATTCGGTTCACCAACAATTAATTCTAAACCTAGAAATGTTATGTTAGGTAAACCTTTAGATACTATGTGTAAAGATACAATGAAGAGGTTCAATGATTCGGTTATTATGGGATTCACCATTGTCCCTACTCAACCATTTGGATATAATTATCTTGGTGGTAAGTTACTTGCAGCTATATGTTGTTCACACCATGCTAGAAGAACATTAAACAAAAAATACAATACAAAATTTTGTGGTTTTGAAACAACTTCTTTATACGGTTCGTCAAAGACTTCTTCACAGTATGACGGTATGAAACCTTTCTTAAGATTTAAAGGATTGACCGTATCAGATTTTGTGCCTTCTATTAATGACCAAAACTATAGAGACTTGAAGTATTGGTTTGAAACTAAAAATGACGGTAAACCATTAGTTCATGATGACGCTTCGTCAAGAAAAATGAAGACTATTCAGAAACAAATTTCTATGATAAAGAACTCACTAAATATACACGACAAAGAAAAGTTAAAAGAATTCAATCAAGCATTTGAAAATGCAAAAGGTCTAACGGAACAGAAGAGACAATACTTTTCAAATTATGGTTATGAGAATGTAGTGGATTATTTAAATCTAGAAACAGACGAATTAAAGAAAGCACCCAACTATGATAGATACGAGTTAGAAGGTGTAGTTGACTGGTGGAAAAAACTTGCTGGTAAAAGATATGACAAACTTAAATCCGAAAACAGACTCAGAACTGAACTAGAAACATGGAATGTTAATGCAGAAAACATTGACATTATCCGATAAGTTAAGCGGAGATAGTGTAATAGCAACACGCTGTGGTTCCACCACAGAGACGATAGTGCAATCCTATCTCTCCGCTCCAGTTTCAATATGAGTAGAAACATACCAACACAGGCAGTTGACCAATATGATTTCCTAGAACACAGAAGGAAACAAGAAGAAAAACATTGGAATAAAAAAAGTAATGAACTCAAACCTCTTGACTCGATTCTTACAGTTGAAATTAATACTACTGAGTTGTGCAACAGGACATGTGTCTTTTGTCCAAGACATGACCCAACAGTATTTCCCAACAGGAATCTCCATCTTACGATTAAAGGTGCTAGAACCATTGCAGAAGAATTAGGAGAAAATCAGTATTCAGGTAAAATATCATTCAGTGGGTTCGGAGAAAATTTATTGAATCCAAACTTTGTAGAGATAGTTAAAGAGTTTAGATTTAATTTACCAATGGCAACAATTGAATGTAATACAAATGGAGACAAACTTACAGAAAAGTATGTTGAAAGATTGTATAAAGCAGGACTAGATTTACTGTACATAAATTTGTATGACGGTATAGAACAAATGACACACTTTGAAAAAATGCTAAAGAATGTCAGAGAAGATATGTATAAATTTAGAATGCATTGGGGAGACTTTGAGAAACATGGATTGATTCTCAATAACCGTAGTGGGGTAATTGACTGGGTTGGGATAGAAGAAACAGACATTACTTCTTTGAAAGGCAAACCTTGTCATTACCCCTTCTACAAAATGTTTGTTGATTGGAACGGTGATGTTCTATTTTGTTCAAACGATTGGGGGAGAGAACATGTTGTAGGTAACTTGCTACAGTCAACATTACATGACGTTTGGTTCAGTAAACCTATGACAAAGATTCGTAAAAGATTAATGAAAGGTGATAGAAGTCAATCACCTTGTAATAAATGCAGTGTAGACGGTTCACTGTTCGGCAAACCGTCTTTTGATTTGGTAAAAGAATATTATGAAAGTAGCAATAACAGGAAGTAGTGGTCTAGCAAAGACAATTAAAGACACACTAGAAGCAACACCATTTAAAGGTGATACTATAGAAGTACATACACCACGTATGGAAGATATCACAATGAATGGTATGAACTGGTGGGGTTGGGCTAATGTTGACGTTTTGATTAATTTTGCACATGACGAATTTGAACAAACAAAGATACTTCAATACGCACATGATTCTTGGGTAGATAAAGGAAACAAATATATTATTAATTTTTCTTCAAGAGCTGCTCAACCAAACATATCAAAAGGTTATCTCTATTCAGCTGCTAAAGCGTCTCTCAATCATTTAGCAAATAACCTACAATACAACTCAGATAAAAAATACAAAATGACAACTTTAAATCTAGGTCTTCTTAATTCACCTATGCCTAGTATCTCACGTCAAGAAGTTGCTGGACTGGTTTATAAGTTGATTACAAGTTATCCTGAAATAGAAATAGCAGACATGACAATTCAAGCACACCATAATTATAAAGGTGTACAGGAAATGAAGTCATTTCAAAAAGGAGAATTGCATTGAGTAACAGACCACATTTAATTGGTGAAATGTATAGAGTAGTAGAGAATCCTAATCAAAGGGACGAAGAACACTATGCTATAGAAATTATAAAGGGTGAATTCAAAGACACCGTTTATCAATATGGAAAGGTGGAATTCGTAGAAGGAAAACCTGAACTAAATTTTCAGAGAACTATTAGAAGAGTTCCCGAAGGTATGGACTTGTCAGATTTAGAAAAAGACAATGACCTAAATAACCTCATGGGAGATATTCTAGTAGAACTCCTAGAAGAACAAGTCGCAAGAAGCGAGGAGAAAAAATGAACGTAGAAAGATGTAAAGAAGCGATTAAGAGGCACGAAGGTGAAGTGCTAGAAATTTATATTGACTCATTGGGATTTAAAACTCTCGGTGTTGGACATTTATGTCAACCCGAAGACCCTGAGTACGATTGGGAAGTTGGTACTGCAGTTTCGCAAGAAGTTGTAGACGCATACTATGACTCAGACTTTGATAAACATATGGACGAAACAGTTCATGTTATCGGAGAAGACGTTTGGTACGATTTGCCAGGCGACATTAGAGAAGTCTTGGTTAACATGTGTTTCAACTTAGGTGGAACTAGACTGGGTAAATTCAAGAATATGTTGAATGCAGTTGAAGACCATGATTGGGAAAGAATGGCTGTTGAAATGGAAGATAGTCGTTGGTTTAAACAAGTAGGACGCAGGAGTGTAGAACTACAAGAAACAGTTAGGAATGTATGATTGATTTTCACGACAAAGTATTAAATGCGATTGTGCAACAAGCAGACGCAATGATTTCAAAACACAAAATTAATGTTGAGGTATTAACAAAGAATGCAAGTGGTGTTGCAGAACACCCTGACTTAATGAAGACAGTGGAAGATGAGTTATCTCAAATAGCACACTGGAAGGATATTAAGGACGTTGCAATCAATAACTTTGATTTTCATTCTAAAAAGAATCTTGTAGAATAGAACAAACTGTAGTATAATTACAGTATGGATTTTTACACTAATGTAGCACGCACACGAGACAAGATATTAGTAACAGGTTATCAAGGCAATAAGAAGGTAAAACTTCAAGTTGCCTATCGACCTAATCACTACGTCAAATCTAAGAAAGGACAAACCGCTTATAGGTCTTTAGACGGACAACCACTTGAGGTTGTGAATCTAAATTCTATGGGTGGTGCACGTAAGTTCAGAGAACAATATGAACAAGTGGAAGGATTTGATATCCACGGTTATGACCGTTATGTCTACACTTATATTGCAGATAAGTTTCAAGGTACAATAGAACCTAATACCAAACTCATTCGTGTCGCCTCACTTGATATTGAGTGTGAGTGTGAAGAAGGGTTTCCTGACCCTATGGAAGCGAAAGAGAAAGTCAACGCAATCACAATCAAACCATTCGGTAAGAACTCAGTTACATTTGGAATCGGCCCATGGGACGCACCTGACAATGTTGACTATGTCGATTGTCAAGATGAAGCATTCTTACTAGAAGCATTTATAAAGTATTGGGACAAACAATCATTTGATATCATAACTGGTTGGAATGTAAACTCATTTGATATTACATATCTTTGTAATCGTATTGATAGATTATTTGGTGACGGGTATCACAAAAAACTTTCGCCTTGGAGAATGTCAGACGTAAGAGAATTCACTCAGTATGGATATCAAAAGAATCAAGTATACAATCTCTATGGTGTGAATGTTCTTGACTATCTTGAACTGTATAGAAAAAATACATTTATCAAACAAGAGAGTTACAAACTTGACCACATAGCACAAGTTGAACTGGGTAAAGGAAAACTAGATTATTCAGAGTACGGTTCTTTACACACATTATACAGAACTAATTATCCGTTGTTCTTAGAATACAATGTCCGTGACGTAGAACTGATTGAAGAACTGGAAGACAAACTTGGTTTCATTGAGTTGATTCAATCAATGGCGTATACTGCTAAGTGTAATTATGCAGACACATTTGGAATGGTGAAATATTGGGAAACCATTATTTACAACTTCCTCAAGGAACAAGGAATCCAAACACCACCACAGAAATTACGTGGACAAGAAAAGACCAATAAGATTGAGGGTGCTTACGTAAAAGAACCATTGGTTGGCGGTCATGACTGGGTTGTAAGTTTCGACTTGAACTCATTGTATCCACATATTATTATGCAGTATAATATCTCGCCTGAAAAAATGATTAGGGGTAAGGTAGATACTTCTGTAGAAAAATTACTTACTGGTAAACAGACAATCAAAGGTGATTATGCTGTAACACCAAACGGTGCACAATTCAAAAAAGACAAACAAGGTTTTCTTCCTGAACTCATGGAACAATTCTATGACGAAAGAAAGTTATGGAAGAAGAAAATGATTGGATATCAAATTGAACTGGAAAGTGTTTCGGATAAGAAACAACGTACAGTTTTAGAAACAAAAATCAAACGTGCGTATAACAACCAACAAGTTCGTAAGATTGCATTGAACAGTGCTTATGGTGCTCTTGCTAATCAGTGGTTTGCATTCTTTTCTGTAGACCTTGCAGAAGCAATTACGACTTCGGGTCAGTTGATTATTCAGTGGGGTGAGAAAACAATCAATGATTGGTTGAATCAAGTTCTCAAGACAGAAGACAAAGACTATGTGATTGCAATCGATACTGATTCATTGTATATCACTCTTGACGATTTAGTGAAACAAGTCTTTCCCGAAGATACACCGAAGGCAAAAATTATTGACTTCATTAATACTATCTCAGAAGATACTATTGAACCTGTACTTGCAAAAGGATATGATAAACTTGCAAAAGATACAAATGCATTCCAACAGAAAATGCAAATGGGTCGTGAGGTAATTGCAGACAGAGGTATTTGGACTGCTAAGAAGAGATACATTCTTAACGTACATGATAACGAAGGAGTCAGACTCAGAGAACCTAAACTGAAAATGATGGGCATAGAAACTGCAAAGTCTTCTACACCACAATGGGTTAGAGGTAAACTTACAGACGCATTTAATGTTGTCATGAATGGAACAGAACAAGACCTATGGGAGTTTGTAGAAAAAGCACGAAGAGACTTTAGAACGCTACCGCCTGAGGACGTTGCATTCCCTAGAGGTTGCCGTGGTCTCAGACAATACTCAGATAGAACAACTATCTACAGTAAAGGAACACCAATACATGTGAGAGGTGCATTGTTATACAATCATTTACTTACACAGAAGAATCTTGACATGAGATACGAAGTAATCAAAGAAGCAGAACAATTACATTTCTCATATTTGACTACACCGAATCCTATCAATGAGAATGTGATATCTTTCATTGGAGCGTTACCAAAAGAATTTGACCTGCATAGATTTATTGACCATGACAAACAGTTTGATAAAGCATTTGTTGAACCACTAAAAGCAGTCATTGGACTAGTAGGTTGGAATCCTGAACCAGTTGCAAGTTTAGATAGTTTCTTTACATAATAAATAGACCCTTTTCATAAATAAAGGGTATGTATGAATATAGAGCAAAAATTTTAAAAGTCATAGATGGTGACACTGTTGATGTGGATATCGACCTAGGTTTTGGCGTAGTCTTAACAGACGAAAGAGTCAGAATGATGGGCATCGATACACCCGAAAGCCGTACTAGAGATAAAGTTGAAAAAACTTTTGGTAAAGCTTCAAAGGCACGTCTGATTGAAATTTTAGGCAAAGAAACTATATTACAAACGCAAATTAATAGAAATGGCGAAGATATGAAGGGGAAGTTCGGTAGAATATTAGGTGACTTCCAAATTGAAATTGACGGTGAAACTAAACTTGCTACCCAAGTATTAGTAGAAGAGGGACATGCAGTTCCTTATTTTGGTGGTTCAAAAGAAGAGATTCGAGAACAACATATGATTAATAGAAAAAGATTAATTGACGAAGAAGTTGTAATAATGTCTTATGATAAAGCAGGAGTTCAATAATGTTAATTGAGTGGATGGACGTATTTTATATAACCATGATAGGTATAATATTTGCATTCATAATTCACATTGAAACAGAACTCCATACGATTAAGACTATGATTGAAGAAGTCATAAAGTTTGATGAGTCTAAAAGAATTAAAAACGGTAACGGGCATAAAAAAGATTAGAAAACCCCTTACAGAAATTTATTATACATAGTATAATAGGTATACATTATGGAGAAGTGTTATGTCATTTATTAAAGACTTAGTAAAGTCCACTGGGAACGAATACGCTAGTGTTGTTTCCGATGGCGTGGCTGCTGGAGACGTTGACTCGTTTATTGATACGGGTTCTTATATCTTCAACGCCTTATTGAGTGGTTCACTAAAAGGTGGATTACCTAAAAACAAAATCACTGCACTTGCAGGTGAGTCTGCCACTGGTAAGACTTTCTTTGCATTGGGTATGGTCAAACAATTCTTGGAAGACCACCCTGAAGCTGCTGTGATTTACTTTGAATCAGAATCTGCACTAACGAAAGATATGATTGAGGAAAGAGGAATCGATTCCAATCGTATAGTTATCGTGCCTGTAGTGACGGTTCAAGAATTCAGAAACCAATCGCTGAATATACTTGATAAGTATCTTGAGACAGAAGAGTCAGAACGTCCACCTATGATGTTTGTACTTGATTCTCTTGGTATGCTATCAACTACTAAAGAGATTGAAGATACTGCAGAAGGAAAAGAGACAAGAGATATGACTCGAGCACAAATTACTAAGGGTGCATTCAGAGTTCTAACTCTTAAACTTGGACGTGCAAAAGTGCCAATGATTGTAACCAATCACACTTATGACGTTATAGGTTCCATGTTCCCACAAAAAGAAATGGGTGGTGGTTCAGGTCTTAAGTATGCGGCCTCTTCAATTATATTCTTGTCAAAAAGGAAAGAGAAGGACGGTACAGAAATCATTGGTAATATCATTCATTGTAAGAATGCTAAATCAAGATTGACTGTGGAAAACAGAATGGTAGATGTCAGACTTACATATGATAAAGGTCTTGATAGATACTATGGGTTACTTGACCTTGCACTTGCCTTTGACGTATTCAAAAAACAAGGAACGAGAGTTCTTTTACCAACAGGTAAAACAGAATACGGTAAGACAATCAATAACAATCCTGAAAAGTATTTTACAGAAGACGTTATGGATAAATTAGAAGAAGTAGTTAATGAGTATTTTAAGTATGGAAAATCAAGCGAGACTGGAACAGACGATTCTCAAGAATCTAGTTCTTAACGAAACATTTAGTAGAAAAGTATTACCCTACATTAAGGGTTCGTATTTCACTGAGATGGACGAAAGGACTGTCTTCTCAGAGATATCTGATTACTTTTTAAAGTTCAACCAGCCCCCTACAACTGAGGCACTTCTCATAAATCTAGATAGTAATGAAGAGTTATCTGATAACATTCTAGGTTCAGCAAAATCAGTTGTAGCGGGGTTCGGTTCTTTTGAGGAAGATACTCCTGTAGAATGGTTGACGGAAGAAACTGAGAAGTGGTGCCAAGACAGAGCAATCTATCTTGCACTTATGGACAGTATTGAAGTCGTAGACAAAAAGTCTCAAAGGTCTACAGGTGAGATTCCTGAATTATTGAAAGACGCCTTATCAGTTACATTTGACGCAAACGTAGGTCATAATGTATTAGAAGACTCGGAGAAAAGATTTGAGTTTTATACTACAGAAGAAGAGAAGATACCATTTGATTTGGAATACTTCAACAAAGTGACTAAGGGTGGATTACCAAACAAAACTTTGAACATTTGTCTCGCAGGAACAGGTGTTGGTAAATCACTATTCATGTGTCACTGTGCTTCTGCTCACTTACTTATGGGTAAGAATGTATTGTACATTACCATGGAAATGGCAGAAGAAAGAATCGCAGAAAGAATCGATTCAAACATTATGAATGTACCAATCAAAGAACTGCCTGATATGTCTAAGTCAATGTATGGTAAGAAGATTGAAAAACTAAAAGACAAAACAAAAGGTAGAGTATTCATTAAAGAATATCCTACAGCAGCTGCTCATGTTGGACACTTTAGACACTTACTACAAGAACTAGAACTCAAGAAAGATTTTAAACCCGATATAATCTATATCGATTATCTAAACATATGTGGGTCATTACGTATCAGACCTGGCGCTGGTGCAAACTCTTACACATTGGTCAAGAGTATTGCTGAAGAAATGCGTGGTCTTGCGGTTGAATATGACGTGCCCATTATGAGTGCAACACAAACTACAAGAAGTGGTTTTGGTTCTACCGATATTGGTTTAGAAGATACCTCAGAATCATTTGGATTACCTGCAACAGCAGACTTTATGTTTGCTTTGATTACGTCTGAGGAACTAGAAGAGTTAGACCAAATGGTGGTCAAACAATTGAAAAACAGATACAACGACCCTACAGTATTCAAAAGATTTGTTTTGGGTGTTGATAGAAGTCGTATGAAATTCTATGACTGTGAACAAGAAGCACAGGAAGAACTCGTTGATAGTGCAATTGCACAGGAAGACGACACGCCTGTAATGGACAGAAATGAGAAATTCAAGGACTTTAAAATATAAAAATACCTAAATAGTAAGACAGTATGGTATTATTATGGCAAAGAATTTGAAATCGCAAGAAGTTCTAGACTTACTACAACAGAAAGTTAGTTTGAAAAAGGAATTAAGACTTGCAAGAAAACAAAAAGACTCTAATGAGGTGCAACGCCTCAATGGTGCCATATCTTCTATTGACAAACACCTTAGTTCGACACCATTACAGAAATCATAAATAGTAGACAAACACTTCAAAAGGTGGTAGCCTACTATTATGGCAGTTAAAAATTTACATTTAGAACATTTAGAAGACGAGATTATCAATAATGGTATTGATGGTGGACGTTCTGCTATCTATTTCCTTATGGAACTACGCAAAATGCTCAAGGGTAATAGTAGTTCACGTGTTAACATGACTGTCAAATGGGACGGTGCACCTGCTATATGGGCAGGGCCTCACCCCGAATCAGGTGAGTTCTTTGTTGCAAAGAAATCTTTATTCACCCAAAAACAATTACACTATAAATCAGAACAAGAAATCAAAGACGCACCTGAACTTACAGGTGACCTAGAAGAAAAATTCCTTACTTCATTTAGATATCTTTCAAAAGTAGGCATGAAAGAAATCCTACAAGGTGATTTAATGTATACTAATGATAAAGGTTCTACTAAATTTGATGACGGTAAGTACATTACATTCCAACCTAATACAATTCTATACGCAGTCAAAGAAGATTCAGACTTAGGTAAAAGGATTAAGAAATCAAAAATGGGTATCGTATTTCATACCACATACAGTGGTTCTACCATAGAAGGATTAGGTGCTAAATTTGGTGCAAATATAAGTGGACTAAAACAAGGTGACGTTTGGATAGATGACGCAACATATAAAGACGTTAGTGGTACAGGTTCAATGACTGCTAAAGAAGCAATGCATTTATCTAAGATACTAACCGCAACAGGTAAAGCATTCCATGGAATCAAGAAAAATGATTTAACTAAGTTCCAAAAAGTTATGGCAACTATGGAATCAAAAGGTGCTTCGGGGGCAACATATAAAACATATGCTAACTCACTTATACGTACAGGTGGTAAATTCAAACCAAACTCTCAAGACTACATAAACTATGTTGGTAAATATTGGGAAGAAAAAATAGTTGCAAAAGTAAAACAAGAAAAGACTAAGAATATCAAAAGAGAGATTGGACAAGATTTAATTAAAGAATTAAATGGATTAAGAAAAATGATTGATAATCTTACTGCTTTCCAATCATATTTGGTAGAAGGTAAAATGTTAATTATCAATTGTCTTAACAGAGTTAAGGGTATAGGAACATTCAAGAAAACAAACAAGGGATTTGAAGTAGTAAATCCCGAAGGTTACGTAGCAATCGATAAAGAAGGTGGTGCTGTTAAACTGGTAGACCGTATGGAATTTGCCTATAATAACTTCACTGCACAAAAGAATTGGGATAAATAGAAGTATGTATGACGATTTAATAATAGAAGACGCAGAATACCAAGGTAAGAAGGTCAAACTGAATGACCCTATCAGAAACCCTAGTGGTAGTAAAAAGAAGTTCAAGGTCTACGTTAAGAACGATAAAGATAATGTCGTTAAGGTTGAGTTTGGTGACCCTAATATGGAAATCAAACGTGACGACCCCAAGAGATTAAAAGCATATCGTGCTAGAATGAACTGTGATACAGACCCAGGCCCAAAATGGAAAGCAAACTATTGGTCTTGTTGGCAATGGAGAGCAAACGCACCAGTAGATGACGATGTCAAATATGACTTTGAATATTTCTTAGGTGAAGTAGTATCAATGAAAACTAGACTGAAAATGAAACAGGCATTCAAGAAGAACAAAGCAAAGATACTAAGAGCAAGAAAGAAAGCTGCTAAGAAACCACAACTACAGAAAGGTCAGATAGAAAAGAAAGCAGAATTACAGGCACGTAAAGCAATAGAAAAGAAAATTCTTAAAGGTAAATCCAAGAAAGATTTAGGTGTTGGTGCAAAAGCAGCCCTTGAAAAACAAATGGCGAAGAAACAAAAAGCAATCAAGAAGATTGCTATGAAGATACGTAAAGACGTAATCGCAAAAGAGAAAGCAAAAATCAAAAAGAAACTTGGGGGTGTGAATGAAGAGTTTGCATTACCAAAATATCCAGCACAAACTGATATCAAATTTAAAGAGGATGATTGGGTAATTGGTGACCCTGAAAAGGGATATGAGTATGACACCTCTAAGACTGGTGACCAAAACATGGAAATCATGAATGACTTGGTGGATAAAGAAAGGGAGACAATGAAGTGAAATCTTTTAGGTCATTTAACGAGGCAAAAGAAAAGGGTGCTACATTTACATTTGGTAGATTCAATCCACCCACCACTGGTCACGCAAAACTAGTCAAGAAGTTGGAACAATCTTCCAAAGGTGGTTATGTGCCTTTAATTTACACTTCACATTCAAGTGACCCTAAAAAGAATCCTCTTAGTTACAAACAAAAAATTACATACCTCAAGAAGTTCTTTCCTAAGATTGGTGTTATCAATACACCTGCACGAACTATCTTTGAAATTGTAGTAGACCTACACAACAAAGGATATACGAATGTACGTATGGTTGTAGGTTCAGATAGAGTCAAAGAGTTTGATATGCTTGTTAAGAAGTATAACGGAAAAAAAGGAAGACACGGTTTCTACAAATTCAATTCAATCGACATTATATCTGCTGGTGAACGTGACCCTGACGCAGATGACGTATCAGGAATGAGTGCAAGTAAAATGAGAGCACTTGCTGGTGAAGGAGACTTTGACGCATTCCAAGAAGGTGTTCCAAGTAAAAACAAAAGATTGGCACAGTCATTATATAAAGACGTTAGAACTGGTATGGGTATCAAAGAAGAAACTATACCTTGGTATATCAGAGAAGATTTGATTATGGAAGGTGTTTATGACCAAGGAATATTCAAAGCAGTATTTCTTATGGGTGGGCCAGGCAGTGGTAAATCCACAGTTGTAGATAGACTTGCACTAAAACCACTAGGTTTAAAACTTGTAAACACGGACAAAGCATTTGAAGTGGGACTAAAGAAAGCAGGTTTGGGACTTGACTTAAGAGGTGCAGACTTCTCTAAAGTTGACCCTGTACGTGCGAAAGCAAAGAAGATTACAGGTATGAATCTAGATAATTATATTGAAGGAAGACTAGGACTTATATTTGATACCACAGCTGCTAAGTCAAGCAAGATTGCAAACTATAAAAAGATGTTAGACAAACTAGGATACGATTATAAAATGGTATTCGTAAATACTTCTTTAGATAACGCACAAGCAAGAAACGATATGAGAGCAAGAAAACTACCACCTGAAATAGTAAAGGGTGATTGGGACGCCTCACAAAAAAATGCAAGTAAATTTAGAGCAATGTTCAAGAAAGATTTTGTAGAGATAACAAATAATGATGATGTTAAATCATTAGAAAAGAAAGCAGACCAGTTGTATAGTAAACTACTGACATGGACAAGTAAGTTCCCTAGTAACAAAATGGCAATGGCATGGAGAGAACAAGAACTTCTTAAAAAGAAGTCTAAATAAACATATGAGAGTAACAAAAACTTACAAACAATCTGAATGGTTAGTAGAAGGCCCCGAAGAAGCAGCCTCTCTTAAAGCAGACCAAGCACGTGAAGTTGAAGATTTAAAACGAAGACACGAAGACGAAGTTGAAAATTTAAAACTGAAACACGAAAGAGAGTCGGAAAGACAATCAAAAAAAGACGAAGCAGAAGCTGAAAGAGAATCACAACAAGAAGATACTTTACCTGATATCGAAGATTCAAAATATTTACAAGACGCTGTTGACGAAGGTAAGTTAGTTAGTAGTGTAGACAATGTACTTGATATTATTGTTAAAAAACTTAAATCTGAAATGGGTAAAAGATATAAGAAAGATGCAAAAGACGGAATAACATTTATTAGTTCTATAGCAAAAATGGTAGGAATTGTAGTATCTGATAAGAAACAAGGGAAAAACAGATTGTTCTTAAAACAAGGTGATGAATTAGAAGAAGGACTTTGGGACAATATCAGAAAGAAAAGAGCTCGTGGTGAAAAGATGAGAAAGAAGGGTGAAAAAGGAGCTCCAACCCAAGACCAAATTCAAAGAGCACAGGAAGACAAAGAAGAACAGGATAAAGACGTAAAAGATAAAGAAGGTACTCAACCTAAAAAGTATTACAAAGGTTTAGATAAAAAAACCAAAGAAAAAAGGGACGCACACTTCAAGAAAGGACTAACTGGGCCTGCGCCTGGCGATGAAGACGAAGATGGCGAACCTACAAAGACTAAAAAATCAGTTCATACTAAAAAGTTTGATAAAATGTTCGGAAAGAACTAAGGATAAATATATGTGCACATGTTGTAAATGTTGTAATTGTACATGTTGTTAGGGGAAAGATATGATAGGTAATAAAACAGATAACGGAGTTCATGAAATTGGGACAGACGATATACGTCTGACTTACCAACATGATACGCCTGGCCAAGACGTAGAGAATTACATAAAGGAACAAGAGAAAGCATTCCACGAAGAGAAAGATAGAACTAAGAAACATTTCTCACAGGTATTTGGTAATCCTTTACAGGGTTATCCTCACAACGAAGCATTTGAAGTCAAAGAAATCAAAGAAAATCAAGAAGTATTTGAGAACGAAGAAGGACTTAAAAACAAAGCAGAAAAGTCAGGAATATCTCTAGGTATTCTAAAACAAGTATACAACAGGGGACTTGCCGCTTATAAAACTGGTCACAGACCAGGCGCTACTGCTCCACAATGGGCAATGGCAAGAGTCAATAGTTTTATTACCAAGGGTAAAGGTACTTGGGGTAAAGCAGACTCAGATTTAGCGGACAAAGTCAGAGGTTCAAAGAAGTAACATAATGGAGTAAGTGGTCATGGTCAATGAGGACTGGTTAAGTAAACACGGAACTCATGAACAATACGTCATTAGAACGTATGATTCAACAACAGACTGGATAGATACTACCAAAAAAGAAATGGTTTATGCCCTTGCGGGCAATGGGTGGCAAATCCTGTATAAACGTGACGAAGAATATGGGACAGGTAATAAGTTAGTGCCAGGCACTAAGTTTATGTTACCTGATAATGTGAAATATAAAATTTTAAATAAGGAGAATATAGATTCAAAGTTGGTTCTCAAGATTGAGTTTATATAAATAAAGGTAGTATGAGTAATATACAAGATTGGAAATCGGAATTAGCCAAAGTTCGTTCTTTCGTTAAGGAAGCAGCTGAACCTGTCGTTGAAGAAAAGACACAGGACGATATAATTGCGGAAGAAATTGACGCATTGTTAGAAGGTTTCGAGGAACCAATCATTGAAGACACTCAAGAATCCGATGTAAACAATAAACTTCTTGAAAAGAACATGTTAGGACGTTTAGCTAAATCATTGGACTTAAACGAAGAGAAAAAATCAATGCTTTTTAATTATTTTGAAAAGGGAGAGTTAATCCAATGAGCATAAACAAATTATCAAATGACTTAGTTGAAGCAACTAAGAAAGTCATGACCGCAGAAGAAGAATACAAAGAATTCTTCGCAAAGGCACTTAAGAAATTTAAGGTAAATTCACCTGCTGATTTCAAATCAGACGAAGAGAAGAAGAAGTTCTTTGATTATATCGACAAGAATTATAAAGGTAAATCCGAAGATATCAGTAAAATGCAAGAGTGGATTGCCGCTGGTGGTGACAGACGTAGAGTAAAAGAAGGTGACTCTAGAAAAACTAAAGTCGAAGACGTGGTCAGAGGTATGTGGGAAGAGTCTGCTGGAGAGTAACATGCATTTTCAAGGTAATATATTCCAAGAATTAAAAGAAAAGAAAGTCTTAGATAAAGACGGAAAAGTTGACGCACTCGGCCCATACGGTAAGTCAAAACTTACTGGTATGGAAGTAAATAATTATTTCAAAAAGAACAAAGTCAAAGACGCTAAAGTCAAGAAAGCAGTAGAAGTTGCTTTAGACCTTAGTGGTGCACATTCAGTTGCAACTAAAGAAATTGCAAAGTTCTATGGTAACGCAATGCTTAAAAACAAAGACGTTATGAAAGCACTCAAATTTGCAAACGAATCATTCGTACTAAACCAAGAACTAAATCAAATCCACGAAGCATATCTAATTGAAAAGAATTTAATGCCTGCAATACAAAAGATTGTATCAGACAAACAAGCACAGAAAGTCGGTGGAGTTATGTTAGACATGTTCACTGCAAGTGTTATTGTAAAAGCCTATGATTCAGTCAACGACTCTAACAAAGCTAAAATGGAAAAAGCAAACATAAACATTTTAGTTAAACTTGCACATAAAGTTATGGGTATGAAAGAAGACCTAGACGAAGGTAAGTATGCAAAATACTCAGACTTACTCTTAAAGAAAGCAAGAGAAATGCAAGCAATCGATAAAGCACAAAACAAGTCAAAGGTTGCGAATCCTTCACTAAATGCTCTTAAAGCAATCAACAAAGAGATTGAAAAAGAGATGAAGAAACTTGGTATCAAAGAAGAAGTTATCTCAGAAAAGATTGTAGGAACTGGTGAATCAATCAGTAAAATCTTTAAGACTAAAGATAAGAAAGAGATTGACGGTATTGCAAATCTTATGAACATGACAAGTACCAAAGTCCTTCAATCTATGATGAAACAGAATCCAAAAGGTTTCAAAAGAATGGCTGCTAAAATGGGTGAACTACCTGCTATGGAACAAGTAGAGGAAGGTGCAGTATCAGCCGCTCAAAGAGCTGCTATCGCAATATCCAAGAAAGAGAAAGCAGGAAAGCCTGGATATGATAAAGAAGGTAAGTCTCTTAAGAACAAGAAAGAAGAAACTATAGAAGAAGCTTCTAAAATGGCACCACCTGAACTTATCAAACGTATTGAACAAATGACTGATAGGAATGACCATAATGGTTCATTGATTGCACTCGCAGCTGCAATGAAAGAAAAGAAAGCAGGAAAAATGTTAGAGTTGTTATCACAAATGCATAAAGCAAATGGTTCAATGAGTTCTGACATGATGGCAATGCGTAAGGGAATCTATGATGAACTTATGAAAAAGTCTAAAAAAATGTACAAGAATCACAAAGAAATTAATGGTGCATTCTAATGTCAGATAAGAACGTAAGCTTAGACGCAAGGTATAAGTCTTTTAAAGAGAGAATCAAAAAACTTGGTTACATAAAAGACAATGCTAAAAAGGTAAACAAAGTAATCGAAAAGGTCGGTGACTTTGGTATGATGTCTGACGCAGGGAACAAGAAAGTTGCTCGTGCAGTTGCACAGAGTAAAAACGAAAAGGATTTACGAGCAAGACTAGAGAAACTCAGCAAAATGGCTGGTGGAAAATATGTCGAAGCAAGTGAAGATGAAGTTATCATGAGAGCGGTCAACGCCTTAGACTATGGTGCAAAGGGTACACAGAAACACGCAGATGCGAATGTTATGGTACAACTTGCGTCTATAGACGATACAGGTAAAGATACAGACGTGAGAACAGATGACATGAAAAAGACGAAAGTCAAGGCAGGTGATGCAAGTAAAGTATATAATGCTTTAATGAGTATCAAAGCGCCACTCAGGTCTAAATACTTAAACATGATGCAGAAGGACTCGAAAGGGTTCAAGAAAGCATTTGACGCTGTCTTAAAGGTAGCGAATAAATAAACGAGAGGAAATAAAAATGGCACTATGGGGAGTATCAGATAGCGATGAAAGTAAACCAAAGTATCTTTCAGACGCCGATAAGAAAAACACTATTGCTAAGCCAGAAGGTTGGGTTCTTAAAAAAACTGTAGGTTCTAGAAATCTAGAAGAGATTTTGGTTGCTACTGGTGCAGACCTTGCCGTTGGTATTGGGCAGGCAGACATTACAGAAATTGATTTTGTTACAACAGCATTTGATAAATCAGATGGTGGAACATTATCAGTTAAAGTATTCTTCAACGAGAATGTGACTGTAAGTGGAACACCACAACTAACTGTTGTTAATGACAACAATGCAAACCATACATTATCGTATGCTAGTGGTTCAACCACTAACGAACTTGTATTCAGTCTTGCAATTGGAGCCGCAAACGCAGCTACAGACGCAGGTGACGTACTAAGTATTGGTGCAAACGCAATGTCGTTAAATAGTGGAACTATTGTTGACACAGCAGGTGGTGGTAACGCAACTATCACTAATGTTGCAGGAATAGGAACAGCTGCTGGAACAATAACTGTTACAGCTTAACAATAAAGGGAATATATTATGGCAAATTTTGATAAGTCGGGAGACGCAGAACTAGGAAACTGTGACGTATCCACACTAACTAGTGAAATGGATAAAACCACTATGATTAGTGATGCGGAATATGACGCTCTGTGGGAAGCAAATAAGAATAGGTTTTATAAACACCAAGCGTGGCCTAATCTTTTTGGAGATGCGGAAAAGAATCCGTATGTTTGCACAGACGAAGCAGACGCTAAAGTAAAACTGAAACAGTATTTAACGGATTTCAGAACTGGATATCTTAAGGATTTAGTAGATTGTTACTTCCTTAGAGTATATGAAGGTTCTGATATTCGTGCTTTACTGTTGTTGATTGCATGTAAATTTAAAGAAGATACGAATCCGAAAACTTATGAAGATTCGGACGCATACTTGATTAGAGAAGACGCTGACTTAAAGAAACTTTGGGAAGCTAATGGTCAATCAGGAGACTACAGAAACGATTGTATCATTACTGATTTATCTTTGAATTTACCTTTATCAGACGGTACAACGTCAAGCTCATGGTATTATTCTTGGTATGTACAAAACACTACCTTTGAAAAAATACACAGAACAATTGGTTTAGACGGGTACAAAAAAATATTGAATCAATTTAGTGGAACCATTCAAAAGAACTGGATAAAATCAGTCTTTGACATGATGAAACAGTATGGTGACGAGGGTACTATACCAAGAGGTTCAATGGCAGGTCAAACTGTAGAAGCAGCTCCAGTATTTGGATATGTTGACGATAACACAACACCTGCATTTACAACAGGAATCCGACAAAATGACCCTCATTATGCGGCTTTACCCGATGACATTAAACCATGTGGTTGGCCAATAAGTTCAATAAAACTTGGTGGAAAGTATCCACCTTATGATTAAGAGGTAATCAATGAAAATTAAAGTATTAGGTTCAGAAGCTGCTTGCGGTACATCTACTACTAATGGTTCTAACTTTGGCAGTTCAACTGTAGTTAGACTATGCAATAGTGGTGCTACAGACAGACTCGTATCAATAGAAACATCTGCAAATGCACTTATCGGTACATTCACTCTAAAAGCAAATGGAGTTGAGTTTGTACAGAAAGACCCGTCAGATGAAATCTTTGCCGCCCACGCTTCAGTTTTAGGTGTTGGTGTTGCAATAACTACATAAGGTAAACATATATTATGGCGTATCAAGTTACGATGGACAGAACCCTGTCCGAAAGTGAAATAGACAGACTGGTTCAGTCTGAATTAAGTCGTAGAAAATACAATACTCGTTTCACAGAAGAATCAAACGAAGAATTTGTAACCGAATGGAAAGCTTCATTAAAAAAAGTTCAAGATAATTTTCCTAGTGGTAGATTTAGAAACATTCGTTGGCAAGACCAATCAACAGGTGACGCCTCTGTAGGTAACGCAAAAATAAATCCCGATGACCCATTAGGCCTTGAAGCACACCCTACAGAAAATACTTGCCCTATAATCTTTACTAGTTTCTGTCACCCCTGCAATTCAACAATAAACGAAGGAGACGGTGCATTGGTATCTCCAAAATACTGGTGGGGTTGTTCAGAATCAATAACGGAACAGTTAGAAAACGACTGGAAAATTAACGGTGGAAGCGGAGACTTTAGAGACAAACTAGGTCTTACAAATCATGCAATGTGGAATGATAATCCAGCTACTGGTGAAACAAGTGCAGATATATTAAACCGTTGGAAATTATTACCGCATGAAAAAGGATTTGCCTCAGACCCTACTAAGATATCTATGGTTCCTTTAATCCAATTCTTTAAATCAATTGGTGTATCTCACCATGGACATTTCATTGTAGGTCAGAAACCTAAAGAAGTTACTGAAATGTTAGAAGTAGGTACAGAAAATAAAAAGGGTATAAAAACAATCAATGGAAAAGACAGAAGGGAAGCACCAAGTGATTTCCCTTGGCCATGGCAATATGGCATGTCAGACGTAACTGGTAATGAAAATATATTCGTTCTGTCAGGCTATTTAAATTGTGAAGACGCTATTGTCAATGGGCTTGAAATAATTCAGGATTATGGTTGGCCAGGCACAAAATAAGGATAAATACACATATGAAAACTTTTAAAACATATCTAGTAGAAGACCTTGACCATTCATACGAAGGAATGGGTGGGGAACACAACATAGATGACGCAGAAATTAAAACAAGACTCAATGCAATTTTAGGTCACACTGCTTCTATGGAATACATAAATCCAAAAGCTGCTGTTGCACAAATGGAAGCAAAACTTGCTTTACTTGGATTGTCACATGACGGAAATATAAACGACATGGACATGAACGAAAGTGGAGAGTTTGAAATCTCTTTCAAACGTTACGGAGATATCATGGGTAAATCAGTAGATACTCCTCATGACGAAATTGAAGAAGAATCTATGAACTATACTATGAAAATCAGAACTGAGAAATTAGAATCAGGTTCATTTAAAGTATACGGTTCATTAGTCTAATCTTCTTCCTTACACTATATACTAGTGTAAACAAAAATATATTATTATGAGTCTATTTGACAAACTTACAGCTAAGAACTTCGCCGCCTACGCAATAAAACACTATGATGACCCTCAGTGTGAGGACATGGAAGATTTTTATGAAGACTTACGTAGGTTCCGATACCTTAAAAGACTTCTCTTTAGATACTATCAACACGGAGAACTTAGAGAACGTCTCATGCTTAATCACCTCATTTGTATTTTCAATGTCTTTGGATATGAAGCGTCAATGAGAATGTTAAAGTTTAAAATCAAAGACCAAGGTTATTGGTCGTCAATCAAAACAATGCTTATATATCTTGGATACGTTGAAGAGGGATTTGAAGTAGAGGTTCCAATAGACGAAACTCTTGCAATGACCCTTCGAGAGGTATAAATAGATATATGGCCACCCGAATAATAGACACGCTAATTGTATTCCGTATACTTAAGATGTTAACAACACCTTTCGTGAAAACGCAAGCATACAAGTTCGGTTTCATTGATAAGAACGGTAAAAGAATCACGCATAAACCCGACCCAAAGAATCCTGCAGTAAAACTAGAAAACAAACCTACTACGTCTGATGAGAAAGCGTCACTTACACCATTACATAGATTGGTATTCAATCTAAAAAAACTTATAGAAAAAATACCATTTGGTAAATCAGCATTTGCCTCATACGCAGTAGCACTCGCATTACTCAAAGAAGAAACAAGATTAACAGAAGACCAAGCAGACGAGTTATGTGAAAAGTTTTACAGACACTTAAAGGAGAAAAATTTAGTCACGTCTGAGACACTACAAGAAACTATAAATCTTGCAGACTTACGTGTGGGAGTCACATACAATCTTAGACTTGCCATCTATCAAAATGATAATAGATATAGACCAAAATCACCTATAAAGATTGTAGCAGAACATAGTATAGTGTATGGTGTTCCTGTTTACATAGGATTTCTAGAAGAACACAGAGTATTGGTAACAGCAGATGATGTTTATTGAGGAAGTTACAAAAGTAAATGACATGGTCTTCAAACACCAAGCGGAGTTGAAGAAACCAAAATACAATAAAATAGATTTATGGGATACTGGTTGGCAGAAAATAATGACTGCACCGCCACCAGCAAACAATTCAACTGCTACGGTAGATGACATTAAGAAGATACAAGAACTTCTAAAAAATACTACCGCAATAACTAAAAGACAATACGTAGATTGTGACGAAGACGGTTCTTACTATATCAAAGCATATATGGAACAAAATGATTTAGAGTTTAATGTTGATACGATTGAATACATGGAAGACCAGTGCAGTCCCGTTATCAAACATTACAAAAACTTCTTTAACCGACCAAGACCATACCAATTAGCAGAAGCATTAAATATGGAATTTAAACCATATGTAACAACAACTGCAAAAAGTCCTGCATATCCAAGTGGACACGCAGTGCAGTCTAGAGTTGTTGCTAATTACTATGCAAGTAAATATCCTGACCATAGAGAAGGATTATTCAAAGGTGCATATATATGTGGTTGGGGACGAGTAGAAGCAGGTCTACATTATCCTTCCGATTATTCCGCAGGTATTCAACTTGCAGATGATTTAATGGGATACATGAGAGAAGATAAATTAAATGAAGATGCACCAGTGAACGCAACAGGGCCAGGCATTGCAATGCCACCCACAATGAGAAAGAAAAGGAAACAAGACAAAAGATTTTTTGAGCTTTGGACTAGAAAACCAAAATAAATTATGAAATTTCTAAACTATTTGGCATTAGCCACCAGTCTAATGATAGCAGGTATCGCCGCCTATTTTTCAGTAATAGGTATGGGGATTATATTTGCTGGTGCGTATATGTCCACGATAGTCATGATGAGTGCACTAGAATTTGGTAAGATAGTCACAGCGGCTTATGTTCATTTGTTTTGGAATCAATTGAACTATATGAAATATTATCTTGCATTTTCAGTATTTGTTCTCATGTTGATTACCTCACTGGGTATATTTGGTTTCCTATCTAAAGCAAACATAGAACAAACACTACAGGGTGATTCATACTCACTAGAAATGTCTATCATAGAGAAAAGACTTGACGCAAAAAACAACGAATTACAGAGACTGGAAGATAGGATTGCAAACCTAGATAACATTATTGCAACTGCTAGACCTCAAGATAGAAACTATATTGATAGACGACAGAAAGAAGAACGACAAGAAATCGGAAATGATATTGACACAGTCGTAGATGATATAGTACAATTGAATGAAGAGAAATTACCTTTTCAAAGATTGCAGTTAGAACAAGAAGGGGAGATTGGGCCAATTAAGTACGTTGCAGAAATGTTATACGGACAAGACGAGGCACAAAACTATTTGGACAATGCGGTAAGGTGGGTAATCATTGCATTGATATTTGTATTTGACCCTCTCGCACTATTGTTGTTAATAACTGCTACGAGTTTGATAGCAAATTATAAAGCGCCAGAACAACCTAGAATTGTTGTTAGAGTGCCGAAAAAAAACCTAAATAAAACTACATTCTTAGGAGATAGAAATGAGTGATAGAAAAGCAGAAGACTTTCCACTAGTAAAACCTGACCTAGGGCCATCACCTAAAACTGATAAAAACAGTGAAGGGTACAAACTTATGATGAAATCATATGAAGGTGCTATGGTAGAGTACAATGAAAAACTAGAGAAATGGTTAGCAGGAGAAGAAGTCGCAGGGATTGACTACCATGTCGTGCCTGACGGTGAAGGCGGAACTAAAGAAGAACCTCTAGAAGATTCTGAATAAAACACCTTGTTCAAACCATATCTATCTAGTATAATGGCTAGACATGATATGGTTAGAACGCAAATATTTGTCTATGGTGGCATCGAGACTCGATGTCTGCAAGTGGAAGAACGATAAGACACTAAATCACAGGTGTCCCTATTGTGGTGATTCACAAAAGAATAAACACAAGGCAAGGGGATATCACTTTCAGGTAGACCAAAACTTTATATACAAATGTCACAATTGTGGCAAGTCTACTTCGTCCGTCCACTTCTTAAAAGACCACTTTCCTGATATCCACAGAGAATATCTGAAAGAATATCTACAGGAAAAAGGCGGTAAAGTTAAAGTCAAGAAACAGAAAATGCCAAGTGCAAACGACTTTAAGTTTAAAAGTAAGAACATTCTAAATACGACTAGGGACGATTTGTCAGCAGTCGCTGTTCGTGCATGGGAAAAGACGGAATCAAGAGAATACCTTCAAGACCGACAGTTAGACGACTCTATTATCAGAGAACTATGGTATGTTACTCAAGCACAAAGTCTGTCTTTCTTAAGTAGTAAGTACAGAAATAGAGAATTAGGCAAAGACCCTAGAATAGTTTTCCCATTTTATTCAGAGAATGGTGAATTGATTGGTGTAAGTGGCAGGGCAATCAACGACACGCCCTTGAGATACTTAACCATGAGATTCGTAGATGACGTACCACTCATCTACAACATCAACAATGTGGACAAGTCAAAGACAATCTATGTCACAGAAGGGCCGATAGATAGTCTATTCCTACCTAACTCTATAGCAGTTGGCGGTAGTGATTTTAAAAAGATACAAAATCTAAAAGAGAATGCAATAATAATTTATGATAACGAACCACGAAACACTGAGATAGTTAAAAAGATTGACGAGGTTATTGACCTCGGATTTACCGTATGTATTTGGGGTGATAAAAGAGTCGAAGGACTCAAAGATATTAATGATATGATAATGAACGGCATGACACAAAATGAAATCGTGGAAGTTATAAACTCTTGCACTTATTCAGGCCTTTCTGCTAAACTTAAGTTACAGGAGTATAAAAAAACATGACACATGACAATGGAGATATTAAGGTAGTAAAGAGCGATGGTTCACGTGTAGAAATTAATCTAGAAAAAATTCATGTTATGGTTACAGCCGCTTGTAAAAACGTTACAGGTGTTTCTGAATCATTAGTTGAAATGAATAGTGGTCTTCAATTCTATGACGGAATCACAACCAAGGACATTCAGAGTATCCTTATTAGGTCAGCCTCAGATTTGATTTCATTACAAAGTCCTAACTATCAGTTTGTAGCGTCTAGACTTTTATTGTTTGCACTACAGAAACAAGTTTTTGGAACTAAATGGAAAGACGGTAAAGACATATATCCTAGACTGTATGATATGATTGGAAAGAACATAGAGCAAGGTGTTTACACCAAAGAGATTCTAAAACATTATACAGAAGAAGAAATCGATACGTGCAATAGTTATATAAGACACCAAAGAGATTTTGATTTTACTTATGCAGGTTTACAACAGATAGTAGACAAGTATCTTGTACAAGATAGAAGTACAGGTGAACTGTATGAGACACCACAGTTTATGTATATGATGATTGCTATGACATTGTTTCAAAAATACAATGGTCATGGTGAGAAGAACAGGTTATGGTATGTAAAGAATTACTATGACGCAATTTCTACATTTAAGATTAATATTCCTACACCTATTATGGCAGGTGTAAGGACACCACTCAAACAATTTGCAAGTTGTGTATTGGTTGACAGTGACGATTCTCTTGATTCTATTTTCTCAAGTGATATGGCGATTGGAAAATATGTAGCACAACGTGCTGGTATTGGTATCAACGCAGGACGTATCAGAGGATTAGGTGCAAAGATTCGTGGTGGTGAAGTACAACACACAGGAGTTATACCATTCCTCAAGAAGTTTGAATCTACAGTTCGTTGTTGTACACAAAACGGTGTAAGAGGTGGGAGTGCAACAGTACACTTTCCTATCTGGCACCAAGAGATTAACGATATTATTGTTCTCAAGAATAACAAGGGAACAGAAGACAATAGAGTTAGGAAACTAGACTACTCTATTCAAATGAGTGAACTCTTTTATCAGAGATTCCTCAAAAACGAGGACATTACATTGTTCTCACCACACGTTGTAGAAGGTCTATATGACGCATTTGGAACGCCTGAGTTTGACGAATTGTACGAGAAGTATGAACGTGCAACTAGTATTCCAAAGACTAAGGTAAATGCTAGAGAATTGATAACAGATTTACTAAAAGAAAGAGCAGAGACTGGCAGAATCTATATCATGAATATAGACCACTGCAACACACATAGTGCTTTCCTTGACAAAGTGAACATGAGTAATCTTTGTCAGGAAATCACTCTACCTACAAAACCTATACAATCTATTGACGATTATAAAGGTGAGATTGCATTGTGTATTTTAAGTGCAGTCAACGTAGGTATTGTTAAGTTGGACGAGATAGAACACTTATGTGACCTATCAGTCAGAGCACTTGACGAATTGATTGACTATCAAGAATACCCTGTGAAAGCCGCTGAGATATCAACAATCAAGAGAAGAAGTCTTGGTATAGGATATATTGGTCTCGCACATTATCTTGCAAAGAACAAAGCACAATATGGAAGTGAAGAATCTTTACAGTTAATCCATGAACTAACAGAAGAGTTTCAATATTCACTTATCAAAGCGTCTATTAACGTTGCAAAAGAGAAGGGTAAGAATGATTGGCACCATAAAACTAAGTATGCGAAGGGCATATTACCCATAGATACGTACAAAAAGGACGTGGACGACCTAGTAACTATAAAGTATAAGAAAGACTGGGAGGCGCTACGTGGCGAAGTCCTAGAACATGGTATGAGACATTCTACACTTAGTGCACAAATGCCTAGTGAATCGTCTAGTGTTGTATCAAATGCGACAAATGGTATTGAACCACCTAGAGACCACTTGTCAGTTAAGAAGAGTAAGAAGGGAACACTTAAACAGGTTGTACCTCAGTATACACAACTCAAGAACTTCTATACATTGCTATGGGATATGAAAGATAATCTTGGATATATCAAAGTAGTTGCAGTTATGCAAAAGTTCTTTGACCAAGGTATTAGTGGTAACTGGTCATACAACCCTGAGAACTATGAAAATGGTGAAGTTCCTGTGTCTGTTATGGCAAATGACTTGCTCAATACATATAAATATGGGTGGAAAACTTCTTACTACCATAATACTATGGACGGTAAAGAAGAAGACGTTGTGAAAGAAGAATTGCCTTCCGCAGTAGATGACGCAGCTAATGTAATGAGTGGGTATGACCCATTCGATGAAGAGGATTGTGACGCTTGTGCCATATAGAGTAACATATAAAGACGGCCCGAATTACGGGAAAGACGCACACGGATTTATGAATGACGATACAGTCAAACTCATAAAAGACCGTTACTTAGTCTTACGTAATGTTATACCAAAAGAAATAACAGATTTTGCATTAGATACATGGAAAACAATTGAACCATGGCCTGACGCATACGCAGCTGTCTTTGACGAAGAATTAGAACCAATACCAAATAGTCCTGTTTCTTCACACAATACTTCTAGAGGTGGACATACCACACCTATGGGAGTTGCAATGCATAGGTGGTTACATAAAGAATTAGATAAAAGACTTGATATAGAGTTGGAACAAACTTATTCTTTCACTAGAAAATATGATAGAGGTGCATATCTAAGAGCACATTCTGATAGACCCTCATGTGAAATAAGTGCCACTATCTGTTTAGGATATCAATCAGATAATGACAAACCATGGAAAATATGGTTAGATAACACTAGGAACTGGGTGGATACATCTAGTGACCCTGCAATGAATGAAAACAAAGTCTTTGAACAAACTCAAGGCATTCCTATTAGAAAAAGAAAGAATGCTATTGATGTAGACTTAGAAGTTGGAGATATCCTCTTGTATCATGGCCCAAATGTGGTACACTGGCGAGATACTTTTATGGGTGACTATTCATATCATATGTTTTTGCACTACTATACAAAAGACGCAAGTAAATTGAGTCATTGTGGTCAGTCAGGTGCTGAGTTTCACTATGAAGCAAGTGAATGGTCAAGGGAAAAGATAGGTGTCTTGAGATATGACGGAAGAGAGAATCCGTACATGCAACAAGACATTGATAGCATGGAACATGAAAAAATGACGAATTGGGTCAAAGGTTGGGAAGTGACACACAATAAATCATTTTTTGTAAACAATTACGAACACTTAGAATTTACGAAGATAGAAGAATGACAGTATTTAACAGGAACAAAGTAGACTACACCAAGGAGAAGATATTCTTTGGTGAAGCCTTAAACACACAACGATTTGACGACTTCAAGTATCCTATATTTGATAAACTGACACAGAAACAATTAGGATTCTTTTGGAGACCCGAAGAGGTATCTTTACAGAAAGATAGGAACGACTATGCCTCTTTGAATAAATCACAGAAACATATATTCACCTCTAATCTGAGGTATCAGACTTTGCTAGACTCAGTTCAGGGTAGGGCACCAGCATTATCGTTCTTACCATTCGTGACCCTTCCTGAACTTGAGTCTTGCATTATTACATGGGACTTCTTTGAGACTATCCATAGTAGAAGTTATACACATATCATAAAGAATGTATACTCAGACCCAAGTGACGTATTTGACACCATATTAGACGAAGAAGCAATCATTAAGAGGGCAGATATGGTCACGGAAAAATACGACCATTTCATTGAACTAGGACGTAGGAAGTTATTAGGTCAAAAAGTTGACGACTATGAACTATACAAAGCATTATATCTCGCACTTATCAGTGTGAATATATTAGAGGGAATACGCTTCTTTGTATCCTTTGCGTGTTCCTTCGCTTTCGGTGAACTGAAAGTCATGGAAGGCAGTGCAAAGATACTATCTCTTATTGCAAGAGACGAAGCACAACACCTTGCTGTATCACAACACATACTAAAATGTTATGCAAACCATGAGAAAGATAAAATCATGCATAAGGTTATGAAAGATTGTGAGAAAGAAGTTTACTCAATGTATGAGGACGCAGTGAATCAAGAGAAAGAATGGGCAGAGTTCTTGTTTAAAGAAGGTTCTATGATAGGATTATCTGTACCACTTCTTGGACAATATGTAGAGTACATAGCAAACAAAAGACTTAGAGCAATAGGCCTGAATGCAATGTATGATATCTCTAGTGCAAATAATCCATTGCCTTGGACTAAACACTGGTTCAACAGTAGAGGACTACAGAACGCACCACAGGAGACAGAGATTGAATCTTATGTCATAGGTGGTATCAAACAAGATATCCAAGAAGATACATTTGAAGGATTTAAACTGTAAGATATATTTTATATTATGAAATTAGAAAGTGATTTATATAAACTGATACCAAATGCTTTACCTATGAACTTAAGGGTTGCAGTGTGGCAGGAATTACTTAAGAAGGACTATCGCCTTGGTTGGAATGATTATGACGGAGTTGAAGCACCATTCTCAAAATCATACTATCTTGCTCACGTAGCAAGAAAAGGTGAAAGAGATAGACATGGTAAAACAAAATTTGATTACTTCGGAGATTTAGGTATACCTGATGAGTTCTGTCAAGAATATCATGATATCATGGGGGATAAGAAACCAACATATTGTTCAGTCAATTTGGTTTATCAAGGACAACAGTTTTGGCCTCATACACATAGAAAACAAACTTCTATAGTTTACTATGCAAACCTTGAGTGGCATAATAAATGGGGTGGTGAAACTATAATTTATGAAAATGACGGAGAGACATTCCACGCCGCTGTACCATACGTGCCAGGAGCTGTACTATGGTTAGGAGAAGGAGTAACTCACGCAATAAGACCACCAAGTACAGAAGCTCCAATGTACAGATTTACAATGGGAATATTTTATGACTAGAATAATTTTTACAACACTGATTACAGTATATCTTGCAGGTTGTGTAAGCACAATCGAAACTCTTGACGGATTGTGTTTCAATGAAAAAGACGGTACATATATGTGCGATAAGCCAGAGAGAAAAAGAAAACAACCCGAAGAAGAAATGAAAGAATGGATTGATAAGATTGAAGACGATGTCTGTAATGACGATATGAAAACTTGGCATGGTCATTGTGTCGATTCTAAATATAGAAATGTCGCATGAGATTGATATTTAAATTATTACTGGGTGCAGGGAGTAAAGAAGACTTTAACCCAACACCTTTAAACTTATTTACAACCGCTATCATATTATTGGTGGCATTTTTAGGACTTGTTATCGGACTGATATACATAATATTACAAATCATATGAGAGAATTAGGAATGGTATTATTTGGGTGCACTTTGCTTGCACTCTTTTTCGCTACGGTTATCTATCCCGACTTAGAATATAAAGGTTATTCAAGAAACAGTAATTGTTCAGGTGAATGTTATGAAGAGTATGTAAGAGTCAATGGAACAGTAGTAGAACAACTCAGAGCAAAACAAGAACTCGCAAACGCAGACGAGTTCAGTTCAATTAGAAGTTTATGGGCAGGTTGTGCCGCCTGTCATGGTCAAGAAGGACAAGGTATCGCATCATTCCCTAGACTCGCAGGACAGAGTTCAGATTACATAATAAATAGATTGACTCAGTATAAGAATGGGGAACAAGTTGGTGCTATGTCAGCCACTATGTGGGGACAGGCAGGAATGTTATCAGAACAAGACATACAAACTCTCGGTAAATTTATAGAAACAGAATTGAAATGAGAGATATATTTGCAAAATCCATGACCAAGTTTTTCCGTTTCATTGCGGATACATTTTTTGCAAATAGATACGGACACAGAGCAGTTGTATTAGAAACAGTTGCAGGAGTGCCAGGCATGGTTGCTGGTATGTGGTTACACCTCAAAAGTCTCAGGAAAATGAAGACTGGTTGGGGGCCTCAGATACGAGAAATGTTAGCAGAAGCAGAGAATGAAAGAATGCACCTAATGTTTTTCATAGAAATTGCAAATCCAAACTGGTTTGAAAGATACCTAGTTTTGTTTGCACAAATGATTTTTATGTTGTTTTACTTCTTAGTTTACATAGTGGACTTTAGAACTGCACATAGAATGATTGCATACTTTGAACAAGAAGCAGTCAAATCATACACTGAGTATTTAAGACTGGTAGAGAGTGGAGAAGTAGAGAATATACCTGCACCACAACTCGCTATCGATTATTATAAAATGAAGAAGAGTGCTAAACTATCTGACTTAATTAAGAAAGTTAGAGCAGACGAAGAACACCATTCTAAAATAAACATGGAGTACAGTAACAAATGATAGAGATATGGGGAAAAACACAGTGTCCATACTGTGACATGGCAAAGAGACTATGTGAAACTAATGGATATGATTTTATATATAAACAGTTAGGAGAAGACTTTCAGAGAGAAGACGTATTGGAACAATTTCCTGGCGCCAGAACCTTTCCACAAATTATAGTTAATGAAGAAAATATCGGTGGATACACTGAACTTGAAGGACTACATAAAGGTGGACAGTTATAAATTATATCTTCCTACTGAAAGGGAACAAGACGTATACTGTGACAGATACAGACATATGCTTGATACCGTAGATAGGGTAGAAAACGAAGTAAGGATTTACATATGCGGTTTAGATTTTACATACAAAGATATTGGGGAAACGCCTTTACCATTCGTGACATTGAATGGGAAGGTTAAGTCTTACGAGAATATATGCAAACATTTAGAATTGCCACATTTAATCAACAAACCTAATTACCTAGTAAAAGAAGAGGGAACATACAACAGTGAGTTTAATTAAACTTTTTTGTACAGATTGTCAATCAGAATGTGAGATATATTCTGAAATGGACGAACACCATTATCCAATCCAGCATTGTCCTTATTGTGGTGCTGAGATTGACGAAGGTCAACTCGAAGAAATAGATGAAGAAGACTGAGCATATAGGATTCCCGTTACCGTCAGAAATGTTCCATGACATACCAGTCATAAATATAGATGAGGAATGGGATAAACATTATGCGGCCACAAAACTGCTTGATATCCCATTGAAGTGTCCAAAGTGTGGAGAAAAGTTAAGAAATGCCTGAAAAAGTCTACAAAGCCTACGAAATTAATATACCTGCAGGGATATCTGCAATCAAACGTCTTATAAAAAACAAAGGTGACACACAGGCCTATGTTGAGATAAATGTCGCATTTAACGGTAAGGGATATAAAAAGATAATTGAGGAATGGCAAGAAACTCCTCAAGGTAAAAGATATCTAAAAGGTGAGAGACTACCATTAAATAAGAAATTTAAGAAAGGTACAGTTGGTGCAGTAAGACAAGAGTTTCTTGGTAACTGGGATAAAACAAGTGACATAACAAGTTTACATGTACCACCTAATCCAAACATGGCATATGCTTATTGGAATATGGATTTACATGACGTATCACACATAATGACAGATTATGGACAGGACGGAATAGGTGAACTTTGTAGAATAGAATTTGAGATAAATCAAGCATACCAAAGAGGATTTAAAATTATCTCATGGTTATTTCAACTAAAAGTCATGTCCCTCAGTTTCAAAAGATTCCGTAAAGTCAGAAGATATATCAGAGAAGCACAACAACGTGCAAAATTATGTGATGATATGTACATGATAAATTGGTTTGATTACTTAGACAAACCATATGACTATGTCAAAAAAGAGGTAGCACAAATACCACCTGTTAAAGTATACAATCCCGAAGACGAATCATTCAAAAGATTAAGCAAATGGTTAGGTAGATATTTCTAATGAGATTATTGATATTACAGAAAGAGAAAGCACGTCTTATGCGTGACAGGAGTCCATTCGGAACTCCTAGGTGGGTCATAGAAGAAATGGTAGACGGAAAGTGGAGAAGTACAAAAGTTTACAGTAAAATATGGTATAAGAAAGAAAGAGTGATTGAGTTAAATGAGGGTCTACAGTAGATATAAAGCACTGAAAGAGAGTGCTTGTTACTACGCAAGAGAGTTAGGTATTCAGGATTCTCGGAAGATTCGTGTACATATCTATCGCCTACCACACCCACACCCAAAACAAGGTTATATTGAGTACCCAATACACGGAAAACTAAGAGATATATCAATATATGTCAAATTAGACGATGAAAGGGAGATAACCCTTGCACATGAAATGGTGCATGTCCGTCAAGTCCTTGCCAGGCAAGGGATAGACGAGGTTGAAGCAGAGAAAATAGGTCAAAAAATAGCGGAAAAGCGCTTGACAATGACCCTATTTTAATGTTAGCCTATACACATGATGAAAAAAGAAGTGAAATTAGAAACAATCTTTATTGACATGGACGGAGTCCTAGTTGACTTCATTAAGGGTGTATCTGAAATGATAGGAAAACCCCTTACTGCTGACGCTAAAGGTCACACTGAATATGACGAAAGAAAACAAGAATTAACTGACAAAAGACTGTTCAGAAACTTACCACCAATGGTTGATTACCATGAACTAATCGGATATGTAAAACATACTGGTGTTCCTTGGGAAATCTTGACAGCCGCTGGTGCGATAAACAGAAGAACAGTTGTGTATGATAAGCAAGAGTGGATTAAACAGTGGGTTGACCCATTTGTTGTCACTACTTGTACTTACAGTGGTAGTCAGAAAGCTGCCTTTGCTATTGAAGGTGCAGTCTTGATTGACGACAGACAAAAGAACATTGACGCTTGGGTTGAAGCGGGTGGTATCGGTATAGTTCACACTAGTGCCGCTAACACTATCGAACAACTTAAAGCATTAAGAAATGGTGGTAATATCCTTGACTTTCAAAAGGAAGTTGCGGTTACTAACCACGTTTGATTGGTGTGAGTGGTGTGTGGAACCTTCATTGCGAAGATGACTATAAGCACAAGAAGCAACAGAAAACCGCCCGTTGTACTCACCAATTTTGAGGGGTCAATATGCTTAGGGGTATTGAATAGTGGTTGAATCCACACTCTCTTGGACGGGTCTTGAGCATGTGCGCCCAGTTATACGTCCGTAGGAAAAAATACAATAACTGAAATTGCGAGACGATTTTTCGGTGTGGGAGTTTAGTCTTTAAAGAAACTCCCCTATTTTTTTATATAAATAAAACATGGCATATAGTAAAAAGGTAGTAGACAGATTTGAAGACGTATTAGCTAATCCTGAGAAACATGCAGTCGGTAGGTTCGACCCTAAAGACCCTAATGTTGCAACAGGACTAGTAGGTGCACCAGCATGTGGTGACGTTATGAAACTTGACCTAAAAATGAATGGGGATATTATAGAAGATGTCAAATTCAAAACTTATGGATGCGGTTCTGCTATCGCATCATCAACCATGTTTGTTGAAATGCTCAAAGGTAGAACAATTGAACAGGCAAAACAAATTAAAGATAAAGATATTGCAGAGGCTCTTGAGTTGCCTGCCATCAAACTCCATTGTTCTGTCCTTGCTGAGGAAGGAATCCATAAAGCAATAGAAAACTGGGAAGAAAAACTTGCCCATAGGAAACATAATTATGCAAACAGTGACGAAGGACTTTCCTAACGGGGAATCCGTAGAACTTAACAATAATTTTATAATGCACTGCAGAGGATTCTTTGACGACAGAGAATGCGATTCATTAATTGAATATTGGCATTGTGTAAAAGATAATGGTCAGATTAATGTACGTGGACAATATGACACAAACAACCAGTTAGAAAAATCAGATACTTCAACTCCGTCTTATGCTAAACTACCACCCACCGAAGAAGCTAGATTCTCAGACCGCAATTCTGAATTAGTAAGAAAGATTCAAGACGACATATTACCAATATATACAGAACATTACTTTCAAGAACTAAGAGACCTTATAAAAGTGATTGAGCCTCCGAAGGTACAACGAACAGAACCAGGCGAAGGATATCATTTATGGCATTGTGAGACAATGGGTAGAGAAACACGTGATAGAGTATTAGCATATATGTTATATCTTAATGACGTTGACGAGGGTGGTGAAACAGAATTCTTATATCAACATTGTAGATACAAACCAAAGAAGGGTGACTTCTTGGTATGGCCAGGCTACTTTACACACGTCCACAGAGGTAATCCACCTATCTCAGGGCATAAATATATAACCACTGGTTGGATTGAGTGGTCATAGGAGAAACATATGGAACATTTACATAAATTTCTAGATTGGCATGAACAACAAGTATACAAATATATGGACTTCTTTAACATTAGTGAATACCACGCAATGTGGATATCATTTGCAAAAGGATTCTTATTGGCATTATTATTAGTATGGATTTTTTAAAACGACAATTTTGGAACCTATGGTCATGGATAAAATCATTATTCATGACACGTTACATTGTGTCTGTATCGTATAACGCCGAATGGGGTGACAAAGACGATAGAGTTTACACTGGTGTAAGAAAGATAATCACGAAGAAAGAGAAATTTCTATCTTTCATTGATTCGGATAAGAGACCAGTAGAGATTCGTGGAGCTGCTGGACTCAATTATAAAATAGAGGTAGAGGACTAATGCAGAATTTATTAATTGGTCTGTTGGTTGCACTAGGATTGTTCAGTTATTATATGTACAATCAGAATCAGACCTTGACTGCTAACAATATCAAGTTAGAAAGTGCAGTAGAAGAACAGAAACAGGCTATGGACGCCTTGAGAGAGTCATATGAGAGACAAGGTAAATCTCTTATGAACATGAGTCGTAGAAATGCGGAAATAGAGGCAGAGAAAGCTGAATACTTAGCAATCTTTGCTAGACATAATCTAGATATGCTTGCATTGAAAAAGCCAGGGTTGATAACCAACAGGTTTAACAATGGAAGTGAAAAAGTAATGGAGAGTATGGAAGATGATACAGAAGAACTTTATAAGCTTACTGTTCCTGACAATAGCGATTAGTGGTTGTTCACTAATACCAACGAAACAGATAGAAATATCTTCCAAACCAATTCAGATTGATATTATGCAACCTGATTTACCACGTCCTGTTAATTTGACAGCACCTCAATGGTGGGTAGTATCAACAGCTAAGATAACAAATCCATGTAGGAAGACTATATCATTTGACCCTAAGAAGTTTGATGATAAAGGTGTAGAACAACTCAAGAGACCTAAGTCATGTGATAAGTCAGAGACAGAAAATCCTGATTGGCCTGACGGTTATACATACTTAGATAGATTCCTAGATGAAATGAAGGAACAAAATAATGGTGAAGTATTGTTTGTTGCAACTACTATCGGTGATTACGAAATCATGGCAGAAGATATGCAAGAAATCAAAAGATATATTAATCAATTAGGTGAAGTAATAATTTATTATCGTAATGTAACTATGCCCAACGGAGACAAAGGAGTGGGTGTAGGTGTGAAAAAGAATGAAAAGTCAAAGACAGACTAGAGATTACAGACCATTAGACGTTAGAAAGACGGAGTTATTCACAACTCCGTTTTATACTATGAAGTTCATAGCAGACTACGAAGAGATAGTTAGAGATGTTCGTAGAGCAATCAAAGAAGTTGAACTAGAATTTGGTGACGATAAATCAAGAAACTACACTACCTATTTCAATAGGGAACTCCACGACAGATTCATTACAGATAAAGAGTGGTGCAAGAATCTAGCAACCACACTCAAAGATACCTATGTCGATTTAATGCATAAAGAATTCTTGTTCAGTCCAAGAGAATTACAACTAACAAGGGATAAAGTGCATTTAATGTTGTGGGTAAATAGATACACAGAAGACCATGTCCACACTGCACACAATCATAAGGGTTCTAAGATATCAGGGACATTCTATGTAAAAACAGGTCAACCATGTGCACCCATTGTATTTGAGAGTCCTACAGAATATGCAAACATGTTATTTGCTACAAAAGATTTACAGATAGAAGAAGGCCAAATGAGTCATTTCGGTACACCTGCAGTGCAGAAGGAAATGCACTATCAACCAAACAATGGTGACATAGCAATGTGGCCTGCTTATTTGTATCACCACGTACCAAGACAAGACGACCAAAAAGAACGAATATCAATCAGTTTTAATCTAGACCACCATGACAATTTAGGTTATGGATACTCAGACGAAGTGCTAGATAGACTAGACTACGGATTTTTACACCATGAGTAGAGTATATAGCAACGACACACTTTTTAGATTTAGTGAGAAACTAGAACCACGTATGGAGAATGGTGTTGTCTACATTGATAATCTGTATGAAAATCCTGACGCAATATACGATTGGTTAGAGAAACAAGACGTAGCACTATGGAAATACAGTGAAGAAAGACAATCAAGAAATACGCAGGACTACCTTGACTGCAGAGTGATACACAAAATAGGATTCCCTACAAGATTATATCAAATGCAAATGAAGATGCTGACTGATATTTGTAGAAAATATTGGTGGTCTCATGACTATCAATGGGACGAGTGTTATGAGTTTAATGCATTCCAATCACTGAAAGACCATGGTAAAGATATTCAACACTATCCACATATTGACAGTGCACTAGATTGTTTAGACAAAGACTCAGTGATAAATTGTATTACATACATGGATAAGGTAGCAAACGGTGGCACTGCTATATACGAAGGTACATGGGTCACAAACGAAGAAGAAAAGAATTTATTATATCCTGTAGAAGAACTATTTGATATCAAAGAAATCATACCTGCAGAATTCAATAGATTGGTTATGTTTCCTGGCAATCAATTGCATGGTGGATACATAGAGGATTACTCCAAATATATGGGTGACAATTGGAGATATACTCAAGTAACATTTTTTCACCCAATATGAGATAATTATGCCTACAAAATATAAAGAAAGTGCAGTGAAAGTAGATAGAGCAACTAAGAAAGTTTCTATAGAACATTTCTATGTAAAACAACTATCACAAAAAGAAGCATTTGAAATGTTAAACGCTGACAATACTAAACCAAAGGTCAAACGTAAAATACGTAATGAACTATTGAGACGAGGTATCAAGATTGTTAAAGTTCCCAAAACTTTCGATACTTAAAATGTTCTCAGAAAACCACTATCGCCCTCTACCAAAAGAGGTTATAATTAAACAATCAGAGATAGACGGATATGGTATTTTTGCAAAAGAAGATATATCAAAAGATACAGAACTGGGTATTACTCACGTATGGGCAATGGGTAAGTGGATTAGAACACCACTTGGTGGTTTTATTAATCATGCTAATAATCCTAACGCCAAAGGCGTAATAAAGAATGCAGACGGAACTGATTACAGAATGTTAACTGTCATAAGAAATATCAAAGCAGGGGAAGAGATAACATTCTTCTATACACTGAATGAGTACCAAGGAGTGTTTGCATGATATACAAGGGTGAGAGTCATATCAAAGATAAGTTATGTGATTATCTTATCGACCTATATGACAATAACCCTCAAGACCATGAGAGAGCCAATCATGGTGGACAATTCGGTAAACTTTGGTTACACAATTATCCAAAGATACATGCTGAATTAGAACAGGCAACTATAAGAGTGATAAAAGATTACATACGCAGTATAGAGATAGGTCAATTCTTACCACCACTAGAATGTATGGAAATGTTTTGCATAAAGAAATATGAGACTGGTGGTGATGATTATTTTGACGAACATATTGACGTAGTCAATTATGATACTGCAACACGATATCTTGCTATACAGTCTTATCTTAATGACGTGGAAGAGGGTGGTGAAACAATATTCCAATACCATAACCACAGATTTAAACCAACACGTGGACAGGCAATTGCATTTCCACCAATATGGACACACCCACATTTGGCAGAACCACCTGTGAGTAATCCAAAATACATACTAACAACATACATGTCATATAAGGACGATTAATGAAAGTAAAACTAATAAACTACAGTCAGGCAGACGGTGATTATCTTATCGATACCACCAGTGCACAGGAAATGGTAGCCTTTTGTGCGAGAGTCAGTAATCCTGATAATCAAATGAATAGTGAGTCTAGTGACGGATTGATAAAATATCTTATCAAGCACAAACACTGGTCACCATTTGAAATGGTAAGTGCATGTCTAGAGATAAAGACAACACGTGATATAGCCAGACAGATACTAAGACACAGGTCATTTTCATTCCAAGAGTTCAGTCAGAGATATGCTGTTGCAACAGATTTTGAAACACGTGAAGCACGTATGCAAGACCCAGTCAATAGACAGAACAGTATACCCACAACAGACGAAAATATATTATCAGAGTGGGATAAGATACAGGACAATGTAATTGAATTGACCAGTGCGGCCTATAATCGTGCATTAGAACTTGGTATTGCAAAAGAACAAGCACGTGCGGTATTACCCGAAGGTCTTACTGCGTCTACCATGTATGTCAATGGAACACTTCGTTCTTGGATACACTACATAGAACTACGCAGTGAAAATGGCACACAATTAGAACACATGGAAATTGCAAAAGAGGTAGGAAGAGTAATTAGTAAAATATTCCCAGTAATAAATGTTGAATAGAAAACAAGACCCAGTAGTAGTAATAGTCAATACTGGATTAAAAACAGAAGAATCAGAACGAGCAATGTTAGATATGTTATCTGACAAGGTTGCACATATCATAGAGGCAGAACAATATGATTGGAAAACTGTACTAGGATTTCATGATTTAGATAAGGCAAATATGCGTGGTGGTGACGATATCTATGACAGAATACAGCCAGGCACTGAGATAATACTGCTACAAGATAACGTGGTGCTACACGATAATTGCAGAGAGATATTACAACAGGCAATTCCTGAAAAAGGTTCTGTTGAACCATTTCTCATGTCAGAAACAGATAAGTGGGGGCCAGAAGTTAACAGGGAAATTGTAAAGAAGAACGAGGCACTTGCAGATATAAGAACACAGATAGAAGAGAATAACTTTTCATATCTAAATTGTCCTATTGCGTGGTGGGAAGACGAACCTAAGATATTTACAGGTATTGTATCATTTAGATATGGAGATACAAAAGAGTTATGTCAAATCGACACTGAGTATGAAACCAGTGACGAGTTCTACTCTAACGAATTCAAGGGCGTAATATGGCCCACAGTAAAAGGTTCTGTTGTAGATATACAGAACGACAACAGTAAGGAACAGCAGTGGATAGATAAAATTATCCCTGAGTTCCCTAATGAGTTTAATCCAAGAGATAAGTTTGCTACTGCTATTGAATATAGTGAAGAAATGCACAAACCATTCTTCTCATTAGAAGACGGATTAAACCAACACGTAAGTATGGTATTCTTTGACGATTATACAAGAGTCGGGGATATGCCGTTATAAATATAACATGCGTAATATATTAATAATGACCAAGTGGAAACGCAGACACAATGCATAAACAATGTATGACATGGGATTGATAACAGATATGGAATGGTTAATTACATTATTCTACCTACCCGCTTATTTAATTGGGTGGGGTATATCAATCATCATATGGTGGTTCATACTATCATTTGCTTATAAGGCACTGATAGACTTATACGACCTATTTAAATATAATAGGAAGGGTAAGAAGAAAGACCACTTAGATGATGTCGATAACTATTATTAATAACAACTAGGAGAATCTTATGAAAAGATTTTTATTAATTGCTATGCTTTTCGCTATGCCTTTAACAACATATGCAGGAAGTGGAGTTTCAGTGGGAGTCGCCAGTGACTATTTCTTTAGAGGAGTAAGTCAAACAGACCAACCACACGTTAATTTAACTGCAATCGGTGAATGGAACGGATTTCATGCTGGTGCATGGGTCGGTACAGTAGACTTCGGTGACGAAGCAGACTATGAATATGACCTATTTGCAGGTTACAAAATGAATGTCATGGACAATATGTCAGTCGAACTAGGAGTAATCCAGTACAGATATGACGCAGGTGACTATGAAATGGTAGAGGAAGTATTTGCTGGTCTTACCTACGGTGGTTTATCCATACGTGGATTCCAAGATACAGATACTGATGATACCTATGCAGAACTAGGTCTTGACGTATCCAATATTGTACCAGTGCTAGACGTGAATCTATTATATGGATATCATGATAAAGATAATGATTTCTCAGCACTAAGAGTTGGATATAATAATTTCTTTGCAGAGATTATGTTAGAAACTGTAATGGACGGACAGTCCATGGACAGCATATCAGTCGGTTATAACTATCATTTCTAATGACTGCTGATTTAATTATTATTCATGTGGTTTTTATACTTGCCTGTGTAGGTACGAGTTGGTATTGGGGACGCAAAGAAGGTGCCCAACGTGTATTACAAATGTTAATAGACGACAACGTTATAACACCACGTGATTTAGAGAGATATGTGCCTGACGAATAGGCACATATACTTTCTAAAAAACCCTCTAGACAGTAACATTCCTGTTATTGTATAATATATACATGAGTTCAAATTGCATATCCCACCAAGAAGTGGCAAAAGTATTACATGCAGACCATAGTTCATATAAAATGGGCACACTGGTCTATGGTACATACGAAGAAATAGAGGCATGGTGTGAGAAAAATGATATGTGGGTAGACAAGTACCTAGACCATGTCAATCCTTCTACATTATATAATACAGCAGAATGGGTAGGTACTGGTATATCAGACCCATTTGCAGTGTCAGTACCATTTGATTATAGAAAGAATAGAGCAATGGGTAACTTTAACACACGTGGTGTTAATCTAGATAAGTGGTAACCTTTATATTATTATTCGGTATGTTTGCCTTTTTATTATGGGCTAAATGGTACAAGGAATATATAATAGAGAAAAATACTCGTAGATACCTACGTTATTTAAAGAGTAAGAATAGAAAATGGAATACATAACAGCATTATTATCTATGGTAGGGTTAATTACTCTAATATATCTATTTCTAGCATGGGGACTATCAGGCGGACTACAAAAAACATTCAGTCGAGAGAAAAAGAAAGAAATGAATGATGGTGGTTGGTAAATATGGGTAAAGGCAGTAAAAGACGCCCTGAGAAAGACGGTAAATATCAAGAGAATTGGGAGAAAATATTCGGTGACAAGAAAAAACGAGTTCAACAAAGCAGAACTAGAAAACAGCAAAAGAATATTTAAATCTGCAACACCCAAATATACACCTGATTGGTATATTAAATGGGTAGCCTCTATATTTGTATTAAGTGCAATGTCACTACGAGGTGTAGAAGGCATGGCATTATATGATTTAATATTGTCCATGGTGGGTATTACACTGTGGTTAGTGGTGTCCGTATTATGGAATGACCGTGCTCTCATTATATTAAATGGTGCAGGATTATTATTTCTCATACGTAATACAGTAGAATATCTAACATGACCACCTATACCAAACTATATGACTTCTTTCCCGAAGACCTGTTTACGGAGATACTACACAACGCCGAAAATGGGACAGAAACCACTATGGAACACCCTGATATGCCCCTTATATTGGACGTAGATAGTTATAATAAGGGTACAAAAATACACGACTACATAGATAAATTCTTTGACGAATTAGGATATAATACAGAAAAAAGTACCTGTAGACTACAAGGTACAAAGCCAGGTGCAGAATACAAACCACATAAGGATACGCCTAGTAAGGTAGTAACCCTATTAATATACGTAAAAGGTAAGGAAGGCACAACATTCTACGAAGACGTAAAGGGTAAACACCATGAGACATGGAACGAAGGTTGTCCTAAGGCAGAATGGGGAATCAACCCTACCGTAGACACATTTACGCCGAACGCTGGATATTGGTTCGATAGGGATAGTCAACCATGGCATAGTTACTGGAATACGCAAGAGACAATAAGATGGGTTTTTATGTACAACATACAGGATACAGGAGCATATACTAGTGTCGGTAGAGATACCCCCAGTAAGTAATATACCACCAGTCACATACAATCACACCATTACGAAGATACACTACGCCGCCGAAGGGGGTAAGAGTATCAATCAAACGTATTGGAGTGTAGTAGTATACGATATAAACGGTGTACTTAAGACCTATACAAACAACCATTCAGTTAACTATACGGTGTAAGGAGATATGTTCCTGTAGTTCAACTGGATAGAACAAGTGCCTTCTAAGCACTAGGTTAGAGGTTCGAGTCCTCTCAGGAACGCCAATATTATGAATAAACGAGATAAATGGGTATATTTCTATGAGATAGTGGGTGTTATTACCTGCTTCTTTATTACTACGAATATAATTCTAACGTGGTACGGAGTGCTATGAATATATTGTGTGTAATAGTGTGAGAGAGTGTGTAATTATATTCGTATTTGAGATATAAGAGAGATAGTGGTAAAAAGTGGGTTTTGGTGGTGCTGTTAGGAGAACTTAGCCTATGTATATATTGGGAGATGTCAAGGATTTTTTTTGAAATTCTCTGAGCTTACCACCCTGAGAACACGCTTGCAAGCCCCCAGTGACCCTCTGAAACCCCTATGGCTGCAACGTTTCAGAGCACCTCTGAGTAACAACAGTGCTATGCGGTGCGACACACTATGTCGTAGCACGTAAAAAAACTTGAATTAATTACGAATTAGCTGTTGACAATGACCCCCATATAGTGTTAGCCTTATAATGTTGATGAGGAAAACAAAAGAATGAATTAACATAGAGTAACGGTAGAGGGGTCATGAAAAAACCGACAAAGACCCCACGGATAACCCCCCGCTCGTAGTAATGATAGGTTCGCAACCTTCCGAGGCGGGGTAACCTGT